GCTCAGCTTGCGTCTGATAAGGTCGCAACGCAGGAAGAAGTACTCACTTATCTGACCTCAGTAATGCGAGGGGAAACTCAAGAACAAACTCTATGTAGCATTGGCGAACTCGGACAGGAAGTGATTGACATTGATGTCGGAGCAAAAGATAGGATCAAGGCAGCAGAACTTCTCGGCAAGCGATTTAGGATGTGGACGGAGAAGGTGGAAACAGATGTTACTCAAACAGTCGTGATTGATGTAGGTGGTTGGGATGATGATCAAACTTAACATCAACCCATCGAAAGTGTTCAACAGGCACATCTATGACCATCTGTTTGACTATGACACTTTCACAGAGGTGCATTATGGTGGGGCTTCGTCTGGGAAAAGCCACGGAGTCTTTCAGAAGATGGTCATTAAGGCATTAAAAAATTGGAAGAAGCCACGCAAGATCCTTGTGCTTCGGAAAGTTGGTGCTACCGTCCGTGATTCGGTCTTTGCAGATGTGCAAGCAACATTGTCGTACTTTGGCATTTTGAACATGTGCAAAATCAACATGTCTGCATTTCGAATAGAGCTGCCGAATGGCGCAGAGTTCATCTTTAAAGGGATGGATAACCCGGAGAAAATAAAATCCATCAAGGACATCTCTGATGTGGTTATGGAAGAAGCGTCTGAGTTCACTCTTGACGACTACACACAGCTCACGCTTCGTCTACGGGATAAAGCGCATAAGCAGAAGCAAATATATTTAATGTTCAACCCGGTTTCTAAAGCGAACTGGGTTTATAATGCTTTTTTTGTTAAAAAACCAAAAAACACAGTCGTATATCAGACGACTTACAAAGATAATCGCTTTTTAGACGCATTGACAAGAGAGAATATCGAAGAGCTTGCTAATCGTAACGAGGCATATTATAAAATATACGCTTTGGGTGAGTTCGCGACTCTCGACAAGCTGGTTTTCCCGAAATACACGAAAGCATTGCTAAACAAGGACGATTTGAGACAAATCACATCCTATTTTGGCCTTGACTATGGGTTTATTAACGACCCGAGCGCATTTATGCATGTGAAAATCGATGATGACCGTAAAAGGTTGTATGTTGTTGAGGAATATGTGAAAAAAGGACTGACAAATGACAAGATCGCAGAGAGTATTACCGCCCTTGGGTATGCGAAAGAGCCGATTCGAGCGGATTCGGCCGAAAAGAAATCAAACCAAGAGCTTCGGAATCTTGGTATCGGACGAGTTATCGATGTCAAGAAGGGTGCTGGTTCAGTCATGCAAGGAATCCAGTATCTTCTGCAGTATGAGTGGATTGTAGACGAAAGGTGTGTGAAGACTATCGAAGAGTTAGAAAATTACACATGGAAGAAAGACAAGGCTACGAATGAATACATCAACGAGCCTGTAGATAGCTACAACCACTGTCTGGATGCGATAAGGTATGCAATCCAAGATAAGATCACTAAATCAAAAATCAAAACATTTAAAGGGGGCTTTTAATTGACTAAAGTCAGAATAAACAACAAGCGGCTGCTCACTGTACCAGTAAACACGGAAGTGACTGCACAAATCGTAACAGAGGCGATCTGCTTGCATTTGAGCGGACTCGTACCAACCTATCGAGAGAATGAAAATCTATACTTATCAGATCACAAGATCCTGCATACTGGAGCTAAAGACGCTTGGAAGCCTGACAATCGTCTAGTTGTCAACTATGCAAAATACATAGTGGACATGTTTAACGGTTATTTTATCGGTATTCCAGCCACTGTATCACATGACGATCAAGTGATTAGTGATTATGTCAACGATTTTAGAAAATTCAACGACATGGAAGACAGCGAGAGCGAACTATCCAAGCTGGTTGATATCTTTGGCCATGCATTTTGGTATGTATACCAAGACGAGGATGCGAACACTAGAGTTACATACAACAGTCCAATGAATATGCTGATTGTGCATGATAACTCTGTTGCAGAGCGTCCTAAATTCGCAGTACGCTACATGATCGATGAAGAGACTGGTGCTGGCACTGGTGAGGTTGTTACTAACACAGAAACAATCTATTTCACGCTTGATAACGCTGGTGATGTTAGCTTTGGTGAACGAACAGAACACATCTATTCACGCTTGCCAATCATTGAAGTGATTGAGAACGAAGAACGCAGAGGAATCTTTGAGAGCGTGAAGACATTGCTTAACGCTCTCAACAAAGCAGTCAGCGAGAAAGCAAATGATGTTGATTACTTCGCAGACGCTTACTTGAAGATCATTGGTATGGAGTTAGATGATGAAGTAAGCTCCAGCATCCGTGATAATCGTGTGTTTAATCTTTGGGGTGAAAGTGGCAGTCAGTTAGATGTTGACTTCCTACAGAAACCAAATGCAGACCAGACGCAAGAGAATCTTATCGTGTTGCTGCGTGATGCAATCTTCAATATCTCGATGGTTGCCAATCTATCAGACAAAGACTTTGGTAATAGCTCTGGAACTGCTCTTGCATACAAGTTACAAGCAATGGACAACCTTGCGAAATCAAAAGACCGCAAAATGCAGTCTGGATTTAATCGATTGTACGAAGTGGTTCTGTCTGTACCAACTACGCAAGTACCAGCAGATGCATGGTCTGAGTTAAATTATAAATTTACTCGTAATGTGCCTAAGAACACACTGGAAGAAGCACAAATCGTAAGCCAGTTAAATGGCCAAGTGTCAGACGAAACGAAACTTTCTGTATTGTCTATCGTCCAAGATCCTAAAGAAGAGCTTGAGCGCATGGAAGAAGAAAGCAAGAAAGACAGTGAACTGTATCAGCAAATGGCTCTAAATGAGCGTATGAGCGACCTTGCAATCAACAAGGATGCAGAAGAAGGCGACAAAGAAAAGGACGGTATAGAGGATGGCAGAGACCGTCAGACAGAATAGTTACTGGCGCAACCGTGTTGAGTTAGAGCAGAAAGCAGCAATCAAGCGTGATGAAGATTATGCAACCGAGTTAAAGAAGATGCATGATTACTATTTCAACGAGATTGAGAAGGAAATCAGGACATTTGTTGGTAGGTACGCTGCGAGAAATGGGGATATTCCTTATGCAGAGGTTATCGCAAGACTTGATGCGATGGATGTTGCTGCATTTGCTGAAAAAGCTAAACGATACGTTGAAGAGAAAGACTTTGGTGCGATAGCTAACAGAGAGTTGGCTATCTACAACCTCAAAATGCGAGTATCAAGGCTTGAAGCACTTCAACAAGAGTTAGACTTGCAAATGATCGCTCTTGCCAACGAGGAGGAAAAGAAGACAGGCGACTTTTTGAAAGAAGAATACTTGCAAGGTCTAAGAAGCCAAGCTGGTATTTTGGGAGTCACAGAAAGTTCTACACTATCGACCGCGATGAATCAGGTTATAGATCGCAACTTCAACGGTGCAACTTGGTCAAGTCGTATCTGGGAGCGTCAAAATACTCTTCGAGATATCGTAAAGAAAGCAACCGCAGACTTGCTTATACTTGGAAAGAATCCGACACAGATTATTTCAAAGTTACGCAAAGAATTTGGGGTATCTGCCCATCAAGCTAAACGTTTGGCGGTCACAGAAGGTTCACGAGTAGCGATGGCAGCACAAAAAGATAGTCTTGAGTCACAAGGCTATGATGAATATGAGTACATCGCAGAACCAAGCGCTTGCAAGATATGCGCTCCACTGGAGGGCAAGATCTTTAAGGTCGAAAATATGGAATCTGGGGTAAACTGCGCTCCAATGCATCCATTTTGCCGGTGCAGTGTTGCTGCTCACTACTCAGGGGCGAAGAAAGAGTCAAAATCTGATTCTAAATACGATCACATGGATGATGCTTATAATGATTACTTCGATGGCAAGGATCATGAACCAAACATATCGATTGAAAGTTTTGTGATTGCAGAAGGTATCAGGCATCTAGTTGATGGACACAAGGTTGTATCAGATCACACGGCAAGCGAGTTCAAAACAGCAAACTGGCTGTCTCGCAAGACTGGTAAGCAAGTCAAGATAATTCCACGAATAAATGAGCCAGAAGGGATAAATACTCCAGATTTCTTAATTGATAGTGAACCATGGGATCTTAAAGAGATGACTGGGTCTGGAAAAAATTTGATCGATGGTAATTCTAAAAAAGCAAAAAAACAAGCACCAAATATTATATTTGATGCTTTGCAGTCTGATTTGAGCGATAAAGAATTATTGGGGCAACTGGAAGATGTATACAAGTACGGTCGTAGAGGTTTAGAAAAAGCCATCTTAAAATCGGGTGATCGAATTATAGCAGTTGTTAAAAATAAAAAAAGATGAGGAAACCGCGCACCAATGGGTGCTCGACCTCCTCATCCTTAATTAAATTATACCAAAATAAGTTAAAAAGTCAAGTGAGGTGATGCAATGAATATCTGGAATGTCGTATCAGTCACTGCAGGGGTTGTCTGTTTGTTTCTTATCCTTTTATTTGGGTATGCGATGACAATCGGTCTACTGTCAGGGATTGACGAAGTGAAGCACAAAAACAGAGATTGAGAGGTGATCCAATATCTTGGCTTGCAGGAATAGACTGCTATAAACTGCTATAAACCACTATAAACTACTATAAACCGTTCGGGATTCCGTGCGGTTTTTATTTTGTCCAAGCATTGAAGACGCTAAAAGCTATGGAATACAAGACAGTCGGGGACGACTTAAAAAATAGGAGGTTCGCATGAACAAAGAAACAGAAGTAGTCGAAACGGTTGAAGATGTTGAAAAGGTAACGGCCGAACC